ATCTTAACGAGGCCTTCCTTACTGTCCACCTCTTCCTTGTGGTGGGCCGTGTAGAAGACGTGCATCGGCAAGTCACGAAAAGAGCGGGTGAGTCGGCGCATCTGCACCATTGCCTTGCCATAATCCTGCTGGTGAATGAGGTCCTTGTCCTTCGAGTCGCGCCGGATGCTCGGGTCGTCAAGGAGGTTCATCAGCGCGAAGACGTGAACCTCTGACAGCGAGTCAATCGCGACTGCCTTAAACCCTTCCTCATTCTTCTTGAGCCGTTCGTAGGCCTCGTTAAAGTCTTGCCAGGACGAGATCGGAATGTGGTACCAGTCAGGCCCGTTGGGCCCACCAGGCAACCCATCGAGTACGTCCAGGACGCCACCCTCAAAGTCGAGGATCGCCATGGGACTCGTGCGCTTGTCGAGAACACCTGTGCCCAGGAATCGCGTCTTGCCGTGCTTCGGTGGACCGTAGATCAGCGCCTTAATCTTCTTCTGCGCCTTGGCCTCATTTGCCTCTGCTGCTGCACTTCTAGGAGGCATTCTTAAACTCCTCTGGAATAGTGTGTCGTGGCTCCAGGACCTCATACCCGTGCTCAATGACCCACTCAGGATCACTGCCTTCCTCCATGGCCTTGCATATGGGAAGGTATTGGCAACGGGGGCAAGTGTACTGGGACGGATTCGGGTACAACTGATCCGTGTATTGGAGCGCCTCATCCATATCTGCATACTCGTGAAAGAGGTGCTTCTCAAACTGCGCGAGTTGCTCCATGTTTCGTTCGGACTGCATCCGAATGAAGAACTGGGACCAACCCTTGTCCTTGAGATACTCAAGGATTTCTGTGTAGTCAGCGGGATCCTGACCATGCTCCTCTAGCGCCTGAACGTAGAGATCGTAGGTCGTGCGCTGACTCTTGTCTTTGGAAACTGTGCCGTTCTTAAGAACGCGGGGAGGCTTTGGGGGATCCTTGAGGAGGACGTTATACATACCTCCACGGGGTACCACCCCAGTCATGCGCCAATAGATGTAGCAGTACGCTGTGATTTGGTCGTCAATGTCGAGTGCAGAGTCAGAAGGCGCAGATGACAGTGTCTTGTGATCCACAATCCACACGCCATCTTCGCGCTCCACAACCATGTCTATACGGCCTGACAGCAACCCATCTGTTGGGTTACCCAAAGGATCAAGAATCTCTACAAAGGACCTCTCCTCGATAGACATATCGAGTACCTTCTCAAAGAAGGGGTGGGCCTTGTCGTACTGGTCGTAGTAGTGCAGAATGTTCGCTGCCTTCTGGTATTCTCCATACCAGTACTCCTGAACGTCTGGAGTTGCGTACAGCGATCCGTACATCTCACGGAGTACCTCGTCGTGCTTTGTCCACTCAGTGTGCAGAGTGTCAGTTGCAAGTTCAAGGTTTCTGTCTTCCTTGTAGTACCTCTCAAGAGCAGCGTGCATCATGTCTCCAAACATGAAGTACCACGTTGCCTTGCCCTTTGGCGAGAGGCGACGAATCGTGCCGAGGTGCCAAGCACGACGGCAGGTGCGAAAACTGTTTCGCTCTGTAACTGTTGTATGAAAGGTCTGTGTGCCCATGCGTCCCACGATAACAGAAAAAAACGGCTTTATGAAGTCCTTCTCAAAAAATTGTCAAACCACAAACCAAGGCGAATTGCATCCCTGGCGTGCTGCGACAAACCCTTTGGGCATTCTGCTTTAGCAAAGGGCGTTGGCTTCCAGCGTGCAGCGTCTACAAAGAGAACGTGAGGGTGCAAGATCACATGCGCGTAGGTCACGATCTCCTGGAGGCGATTGCCGAGTTCTCCGCGAACGATCACAGGCGCCTCTGCAACAACTTCTGCAGGGGTGTGCTCACGCACGAGTTCTCTGAGGTCAGTGCTAAACGACTCCTCAGAAATATCTCCACACGCAAGTAGCGTAGGTCCTGGGCGGTGGTAGACAGCGTACCCTGTCGTGATCCCAAGATCAAGAGACAGGATTCTAGGCACCTTCGGACCCCTCACCCAGCGCAATCATAAGGTCGCCGTTGTCTGCCTCCATGTAATGCAGGCTAGCGTTCTCCCACACCTTTTCAGCAATTGCCTTCGGGATCGTGACTGACCCGCCCTGGGAATCAAGAAGAGCGCACACCAAGGCAGACAGTCGCTTGTTGTCTACAGCAAGGCGCGCCTTGTCGAGATCGAGATTAAAGAGGGGTGAGGTATTCATCTGTGCCATTTCAGTTTCCTTTCGTTGTGCCCTGTGTGCCTGTCAAGTGCCTGGGGGTGCTGGGGCAACAGAACCTGGCCCAACGCGGTAAACCAGGTGAGGATGCAAGGACGGGGCACACGGCATCCTTGCAGCGTCTCCACCCCCAGGCGCTTGCATCATACATTACTTGCTACGCAGAGTGATGTTCGGAACCTCTTCTGCTGAGATGTAAAGAACCTCATCCTTACGCTCAAACTTAAGAACAAGGCCCAAACGGTTCGCCACAGAGATTGCTGAACCTCGAACCTGCCTGCGCGTTCGTGCCCCGGGTGCCTCGAGCCAGTAACCGATAGACACCTTATTCGCAAGCAAACTCTGCATCTTAGTCGTACTCGGGCACGCGATAGAGAACATTGCGTGAAAGAGTGGTGTGCCCACAAACCTCTCTGACCACTCACGAATCAACTTTCGCATAGAGTAGACAAGGTGAGGGTATGGCATATCCTTAAGTGAAACCGCCTCTCCTTTTGATTCAGAGAAGTAGAACTGGTCCTGCGTGAAATACTCCTCCAGCGTCATTGTCGAGTCGACTGGCATCGTGTGTCTCCTGAATCGGGAAGGTTTTGGTGTTAAATGAATGCGTGAGACGCGATATACGGGTCGCCCTTGACGTGCCGGGTATCGTTACATTCCCGGAAAAAGGGCGTACCTTGTGCGCCTTGTCAGGACGTCGCACCATCGAGATGGTCCTCGCCCAGTGCGCGCAGCAACTTGACAAGGTCGGCCCCTGTGAGATTGGCGATGCTTGGGAGCTTGCCGGCAAGGTTTAACTCCACAAAGTCATCTACTGTGTTGCGACAGCGGAGTGAGATAAGGACTGGGGTGTGCTTAAGGCCGTTGCGCCTCACGCGGTGGAGTGACTGCGTGAACGCATCCGAATCCCAGGTCTTCTCGTAGTAGATGACTGTTCGGGTATTGACGAGAGTGTGCCCGTACTTGCCCACTTGGATGCCAAGGAGGAGTACGTCAATCTTGCCTGCCTTGTACTCCTCAATGAGGGCGTCTGCCTTCGCACCCATGCCTCCGTAAACGAGTTCGACTCGCTTACCGTACAGTGCGCTTTCCTTCTTAAACTTGCTCTTGCCGTCCGCGTGCTTCTTGAGGCGTGCGTAGAGTGCTTGTGCTCCCGGGCGCTGGTGCGTCCAGATGAGTACGGGCCAGGACACTGACCCTGACTCGCCGAGGAGGTACTCGAGGAAGTCAGCTTTGCTTGAGTCGTCTGGCCAGTCGTGACCAGTTGTCTGCAAGTTGTAAAGGTTAGAGGTGACCTGTTGCAATCTGACCAGCATTGCGATAACGGCGGTCACCTCAACTGACTTGTCCCTGTTGGATTCGAGTTCGTGAATCCAGAGGTCCATTATGTCGTCGTGGGCCTTCTTCTGCTTCTTGTTGAGAGGCAACTCGACGTCTTGGTAAATGTAGTCAGGGAGGTCAGGCAGAACCTGCTCCTGGTTACGGACGAACATGATGTCCGCAAACTCCTCTTTAATCAAGACGTTCTTGCGTGACCCCTCAATCTGGCCATTCGACCATGGCGTGCGAACCACCACACAGAACTCTTTAGCAAAATCCCAGAAGGAGGTGAAGTAGTCAGGCTCGAGGATCGTGAACTGTGACCAGATGTCAGAGTTGTCCTTGGTGATCGGGGCACCCGACAGGTGAATCACTTTGCCAGACACTCGACCAAGCGTCCGGCACGCAGATGTCCTCTTCGCCTTGCGATTCTTAAGCAGAACGCTCTCGTCAAAGATCACCACGTCCCAATCCAGATCGTAGGCGGGGTGAAGGTTGCCAGTCGCTGACCAGCGGTTAGTGTTCGGGTCCTTTACACGCTCCACGCAACTGTCGTAGTTCGTGATTGTCCAGCGTGGCTGGTCGTCGTCTGTAGGGACACTGCCGTGCGTGATCTCCACGGGTCGTCCATCTGACCACTGCATGTGGTTACCAAGTTGCCCACCCTCAATCTCACGCTGCCAGTTGTAGAGCAACGGGAGTGGGGCAACGACAAGGATCTTGCCTGTTGTGCCCTTGACCTTCGACCACACCTCTGCTGCCACGATAGACGTTGGTGTCTTTCCGAGGCCTGGCGAGAGTGCGAACATGATGCCGTGATGCTCTCGCGTAAGGGTTGCAAGAACAGCAAGTTGCTGATACCCGTACAAAGAGGCGAACATCGGGTGTGCCTCTGCTGCCTCGAGCATCGCCTTGTCCCCTGAATCCCACGTCTCCCACTCACCGAGCGAGAGGCGCAGGACGTCTGGAGAGACGTGCGCCTTGTCGTCGTAGGAGATGATCTTCTTAGCGAGTCGTGACAGTTTGGGGACGCGCCACGCTCTTTGCTTACCGTCCCACCTGACACCTTCCCACTCCTTCACCTCGTTCGCTGTGAAGGTCGGGCTGTAGTAGATGAACCTACCATCTACCCAAGCGTCAAACTCTACCTTCGGTCGTGACTCCTCACCGCGTAGAGTGCGCTGAACAATATTACTCTTGGGAGGCATTCTTTCTCCAAGGATAAACTAGAGGTAACAGAACCGTACGAAAAACGATACGGTTCTGTTACCCCCATATGGTTTACTTGACGAGGTCTACGGCGTAGCCAAAGGCGCGCTTCTTTGCTGCTGCGCGCTCGCCGAACACGGCGGATGCTCCAACCTGGTCCTCGTTCCGGCCTCGACGGTAGTCCTCCGTCTCGACCACTGCATTGTACGCACCCCACAGCGTACCCTTCGCTGCCTTCGTGTCCATCCCGGTGCCCATGCCCTCAAACAGCGTCTTTGCGCCCTCGCGCCTGCGCTCCATGAGGTTCACGTTCTCCTCCCACCACTTGATCCTCTGCTCAAAGATCTTGTCCGTGGCGTTCTTCTTGGGAGCCGGGGGAGACGGGTAAGAGGCCTCGAACAACTGGCGCGCCTCCGCGTCCTTGACCCGGGTGTTGGCCATAACCTCAAAGAGGTCCTTGAGCACCTTGGACGTTGTCTCCGCAAATGAGTAGGTCTCGCGCAGCCACTCGCCCATCCGCTGCTTCGCCGTCTTGTCGTGGACGATCTTGAGCTTCTGGGTTGCCATCATGTCCGAGGCGATCAGCGTGTTCTGACACACGACCCGAACTGGGGTCACGCGAATCTCTGCAGACATGAGTCCCGTCATGGGGTTTGAGATGAGAAGGTAGT